GGAAAAAATATGGCACAAGATTTTAGAAACAATTTACAAAGAAACGTTGGTACTTCACCAGTGACTTTAATCACTGCTGGAGACTTTGATGCTGTTATAGGTATCAGAATCTGTAATACCAGCGCTTCAACTGTTTTGGCTAGTTGTCAGATTGTAAATGGTGGAAACGATCACTTTATCGCAAAAGAAGTTAGCGTCCCACCAAATTCTGCAATCGAACTAATTCAAGGTGGTGCAAAAATTGTTTTAGCAAATGGTGATGTACTTAAAGCTCAAAGCAACACAGCTTCGTCTTTAGATATTGTTACATCATTTATTGATACAATTAGTTCGTAGGAGGAATTATGACGGCGGTAATAAATGGAATCCAATACATCGGAGGGCAATTTGCTCCCGATGAATTTATAAAAAATCAAGCAGGTACAATCGACGGTACACAAACAATCGAAAATGGTGTTCTTGCGGGACCTATTACAGTACCTGGAACAATCACAGTAACAGGGACATTAGTAATAGTTTAATGAGTGAAGTAAAAGTAAATAAAATAAGTCCAAGATCTGGAACAGATGTACAGTTAGGAGATAGTGGAGATACTATAACTATTCCTTCAGGTGCTACAATAGTTAATAGTGGTTCTGCGTCAGGTTTTGGAGATAACCTTCAATGGCAATCATCAATAGTGACAGCTGCAACTCACACAGCAGGGGCTAACCAAGGTCTATGGTTAGATACATCTTCAAACGCTATTACGCTTACGCTTCCAGCTTCACCCTCTGTAGGTGACCAAGTAATTTTTACTGATTATGCAAGAAACTGGGGAACAAACGCAGTAACGTTAAGTTTAAATGGATCAAAATTTCAAGGTAACACGAGCCCTAACCCAGTTTATGATACTAACGGTCAATCAGTAGATATTGTTTTTTCAGGAACAACAAAAGGTTGGATTCCTAATTCAGACGACGATGTAACTTTTGAAACACCACAAACTTATACAGTAGATTTTTTAGTTATCGCTGGAGGCGGAGGTGGAGGAAAACTAGCCGGTGGTGGAGGTGGTGCTGGTGGTTATAGAAATTCTTTTTCTTCTGAATCTTCAGGAGGAGGTGGTTCATCCGAAACAGCTTTAGCTTTAAATCCAGGAACAGTTTATACAGTTACCATTGGTGCTGGTGGTTCCGCTGGAAATCCAACAACAGGAGGTGACGGTGTAGCATCTTCAATCTCTGGTTCAGATATCACAGACATATCTTCTACTGCTGGAGGGGGCGGAGGTTCATCTAACGCTGCATCTGGAGCAGGTAATGCTGGTGGATCTGGTGGCGGAGGTGGTGGAGAACATAACTCTCCTGGTGGAAGTGGAACAACCAATCAAGGATTTGCAGGTGGTGGAGGTACTAATTCAGGTAATAATGGTGGTGGTGGAGGCGGTGGTGCTAGTGCGGTTGGTGTTGCTGCAACTCCTAGCTCAGGAGGTAATGGTGGTGCTGGTTTATCTTCTTCAATAAATGGTTCAGCAACTACAAGAGGTGGTGGCGGAGGTGGTAGTGGAAAAACAGGTGGATCAGGACTTGGTGGATCAGGTGGTGGTGGAGATGGAGCTGCTAATGCTAATAATTCTGCTGCAGGAACTGCTAATAAAGGTGGTGGAGGTGGTGGTTGTCATGATGGAACTGCAGCTGCTGGTGGAAGTGGAGTTGTAATTTTAAGAATGGCAACTTCAGATTATTCAGGAACTACAAGTGGTTCTCCAACTGTAACCACGTCAGGATCTGATACAATAATAACATTTAACGCAAGTGGGAGTTACACAGGTTAATGGCACATTTTGCAAAACTAGGAACAGGAAATATAATTTTAACAATAGAAGTTGTGTCAAATGATATTGCTACAACTGAACAAGCGGGTGAACATTTTTTAAATGATCTTTATGGAGTAAGAGATGTTTGGAAACAAACTTCTTATAATACTGTTGGAGGACAACATTTATTAGGTGGAACACCATTTAGAAAAAATTACGCCACAGTCGGTGGCACATATGATCAAAGCAGAGATGCTTTCATTGGGCCAAAACCTTATCCATCTTGGATACTTAATGAAACAACTTGTTTATGGGATCCACCAGTGGTAAAACCTGACGATGGACAAACATATTCTTGGAATGAATCAACACAACAATGGGATTTAAATGAGTAAAATAGAAGTAGATCAGGTAGATCCGCAATCAGGCACAACGTTAACGTTAGGTACTTCAGGAGATACAGTTACTATTCCTTCAGGAGTTACTTTAGCTAATAATGGAACAGCTACAGGTTTTGATACTATTGCTTGGCAGTCTAGTATTGTAACAGCATCAACTTTAAATGCCGGTGCAAACAAAGGATATTGGATTGACACAACTTCTAATGCTTGTACAGTTACTTTACCAGGTTCAGCGAGTGTTGGGGATCAATTATATTTTGTTGATTATGCAAGAAATTTTGCAACTAACGCATTAACTATAAATCAAAATGGTTTAAATTATCAAGGTAATACTTCACCTAATCCAGTATATAACACAAATGGCCAAGCCATTGCTATTGTTTACTCAGGAGCAACCAAAGGTTGGATTCCAACAAGTGATGATGATGTGGCTTTTGTGGCTGATCCATCTTACAACGCGGAGTATTTAGTAGTGGCTGGAGGTGCAGCTGGTTCCTCTAATAGAGGAGGGGGCGGTGGTGCCGGAGGTTACTTAACTAATTTTGGAGGCACAGCTATTGGTTTAACGCCTGGAACAGTATACACAGTAACTGTTGGTGCTGGAGGAAGTGGTGTTTCAAGTGGTAGAGGTAATGATGGTGTTAATAGTAGTATATCTGGTTCTGGACTTACTACAATAACTTCTACTGGTGGTGGTTCTGGCGGGTTTATAACTCCTGCTGGAAATGAAGATGGTTTTGATGGTGGCTCTGGAGGAGGAGGAGCTGGTACCCCTAGTTCTCCAGGTACGGGAGGTTCTGGTACATCTCCACAAGGAAATAATGGTGGTGATGGTACGGCTGCTGGTAATAATGGTTGTGGTGGTGGAGGAGGATCAGCTAGTGTTGGTGCAAATGGATCTAGTGGTGCAGGTGGAAATGGTGGAAATGGCACTCAAAATTCAATAACAGGAACAGGAGTTTACTACGCTGCTGGAGGTGGAGGTTCTATTGATAATTCACAAATTGGTGGAAATGGTGGTACAGGAAATCCTCCTGGTTATGGAGAAGCTGGTGTTGGCTCTAGCACTGGTCAAGATGGAAGACCACAAACAGGTAGTGGTGCCGGCGCTGCAGATAGTGGAACTTCGGGTAGTGGTGGAGGTGGAATAGTTATTTTAAGAGTTTTAACTTCTGATTATTCAGGCACAACAACAGGAAGTCCAACTGTAACAACAGATGGAAGTCACAAAGTAATAAAATTTACAAGTAGTGGGAGTTATACAGGATAAGTTATGGCACACTTTGCAAAATTAGGAAAAGGAAATAAAGTTATGACAGTTGAAATAGTATCTAATGATATTGCAACAACTGAACAAGCTGGCATAGATTTTCTGAATAATCTTTATGGAACAAATGATGTTTGGAAACAAACATCTTACAATACTAGAAATGGAGTTCATCAATTAGGTGGAACACCTTTTAGAAAAAATTATGCTGGAATGGGTGATAAATATGACGAAACAAGAGATGCATTTATAGCGCCTAAACCTTTTAACAGTTGGATATTAAATGAAACAACGTGTAAATGGGAAGCACCTGTAGAAAAACCATTAACGTATATTAATAATTTAAAAGATATTGATAATAATCCTTTTCCTGATTATTATACTTGGAATGAGACAACTAAACAATGGGATTTAAGAAATGACTAGTACAATCAAAGTAGATAATGTTCAAGATACAGACGGTAATAATATTATTAACGAAAACGCTAATACTATTACTATCGGAGCCTCTGGTGACACAATATCAATTCCCTCTGGTGCAACTTTAGCTAACAGTGGTACTGCCACAGGTTTTGACTCTATTGATTGGCAATCAACTATTGTAACAGGTACAACTCATACAGCATCTGCTAATCAAGGAATATGGATTGATACTACATCAAATGCTTGTAATCTTACATTACCTGGTTCTCCTTCTGTTGGAGATCAATTAATTTTTTCTGATTTTAAAAGAAACTGGGGAACTAATGCGGTCACTTTAACTTTAAACGGATCAAAATTTCAAGGATTTACAAGTCCAGCTCCAGTTTATGATACTAATGGTGAAACAGTTCATATTGTTTATTCTGGTTCCACTCAAGGTTGGATTCCAATAAATGATGGTGCTGTTGCTAATGAAGTTCCACAAACAGTTGCAGCGGAGTATTTAGTTGTTGCTGGTGGGGGTTCAGGTGGTACAGGAGATGGATCAGGAGCTGGAGCTGGAGGATATTTAACTAATTATAGTGGAGCTACAATTGGATTAACCCCAGGTGCATCATATACTGTAACAATAGGTGGTGGTGGATCAGGTGTTTCTGGTGGCCCGCCTGCAAACAGAGGTAATAGTGGGAGCAATAGTGTTTTATCTGGTACAGGAATTTCAACAATAACTTCTATTGGTGGTGGAGGTGGTGCTTCTAAAAAACCTGGAGTTAGTCAAACTGGTTTAGATGGTGGTTCTGGTGGTGGATCATGGATAGGTAATAGTGCTGGTTCTGGAACTGCACCACAAGGTTTTGATGGGGAAGTTGGTCAGTCTCCTAACAACGCTGGAGGCGGAGGAGGTGCTGGTGAAGCTGGTGGTACAGATGGTGCTGGTTATGGTGGAGATGGAGCATCAAATTCAATAACTGGTTCAGCAGTATTTTACGCTGGAGGCGGGGGTGCTACTCCAACTTTACCTGGTGGAGATGGAGGAGGAACTGCTGGTCAAACAAACCCTGGTTCTTCTTCAAGTGCTCCAGCAAATACTGGTGGAGGTAGTGGTGGTAGTAATGATCAACCTAGCGGTAATGGTGGAAGTGGAGTCGTCATTATAAGGGTTCCAACAGCAGATTATCCTGGTACAACATCAGGAAGTCCAACAGTTACAACATCTGGTTCAGATACAATTATTAAATTTACAGGGTCAGGAACTTATACAGCTTAGGAAATTATTATGGCACATTTTGCAAAATTAGGAATTGGTAGTAAAGTTGAAAGAATTGAAGTGGTATCAAACGACGTTGCTACAACTGAACAAGCAGGTGTAGATTTTTTAAATAATCTTTATAAAACAAATGATGTATGGAAACAGACGTCTTATAACACTATTGGTGGAGTTCACGTATTAGGTGGCACACCTTTTAGAAAAAACTATGCTGCTATAGGTTTTAAATACGACCAAACAAAAGATGCTTTTATTCCACCAAAACCTTTTCAAAGTTGGATATTAAATGAAACATCTTGCATTTGGGAAGCTCCTGTGGCAAAACCAGATGATGGACAATCTTATGATTGGAATGAAACTAATCAAACTTGGGATTTAAGAGAATAGATATAAAAAGTGTGTGGTTTAAATGAATAATATCTGCGTTATAGATAATGCTTTATCTATAAAAGAGTGTGATTTTTTAATAGAAAATTTAAAAAATAATATACAAGGTTCTTCTGGTAACCCTCATAATTATAATTATTGTGATATATCTTATGATGGAAATGATGTTTTAAAAAATTTAACCAAACTTATTATTGGAGAATACACAAAATTATATCCTGAAATAAATTTAACATATAATAAATGGGAATTACAAAATTTTAAATTTAAGGAATTTATACCTGGTAATTATTATAATAAATTTCATAGTGAACAAGCTTTTAATGAACCAAGAATTTTAAGTATTCTTGTTTATCTTTCTAATCATAAATGTGGCACTGAATTTTATAATGGAAAAGTTATACAATCTGTTAAAGGCAGAGCGTTAATTTTTCCAGCGTTTTGGACACATACTCATAAAGGACAACCATGTCCAGAAAATAAATACAGATATATACTTTCTGCATATGTTAATTTAATTGATGATAAATAATGAATAATTTAAAAGACTATATTTTGCATTTAGATAATTGGATTCCTAAAAATATTTGTCAAAAAACTATTAAAGAGTTATCTAGTTATGATTGGAAAAGACACACATGGACAAGTTCACAAAGTTTTGAACAAGTGTCAAAAAACGGCAACAAAGAACTTGATGTGTGTTATGGAGATCAATTAACTTTTTATAATGATTTAATGAATTTAACTTGGAAAGCGTTAGAAAAATATATTGTTATTGATAAAATTGGTGGAGAAAGTTTTGATGCTTGGAAAGGTTTTAGTGCAATTAGATTTAATAGATATAAAAAAAACCAAATTATGTCTAAGCATTCTGATCATATTCATAGTTTATTTGAAGGAGAGAAAAGAGGCATTCCAATTTTAAGTATTGTCTGTGTTTTAAATGATAATTATCAAGGCGGTGAATTTATTATGTTTGATGATTATGAAATTAAATTTAAAGCTGGAGATTTAATTTTATTTCCGTCTATATTTTTATATCCACATTTAGTTAAACCAGTTAAAAAAGGAACAAGATATTCTTTTGTATCTTGGTGTTACTAATGAAACAACCTATAATACACTCTGTTTTTCCTATTCCTGTTTATATGACACATATAGATAGACCTTTTACAAAACAAGAATTAAAATTTGTAGAAGATCAAAAAAATCATTGTAATAAAAATACAGGTAATATTAATACAAAAGATAGTTATATATTAAATAAAAAACAATTTAAAAATATAAAAAAGTTTTTAGATAAATGCTGCGAAGATTATTTAAATAAACTTATTTGCCCTAAAGATAATATAAAACTTTACATAACTCAATCTTGGTTAAATTATACAGAGGAAAATCAGTTTCATCACAAGCATGAACACCCTAATTCAGTTATATCTGGCGTATTATATTTTAATTCAGATAGAAATAACGACATAATTAAATTTTTTACTTCTGTTAGATATGAACAAATAAAACCAGAAATAGATAAAAGTAAGTACAATTTATGGAATTCTAGTTCTTGGTATTTCCCTGTAGAAACAGGCCAACTCGTTATGTTTCCATCGTCAACCACTCATCAGGTAGATGTAAAAAAAGGAACTAATACCAGAATAAGTTTAGCTTTTAATACTTTTTATAAAGGATCTTTAGGATCAAACGATAGTTTAACAGAGTTGATACTGTAGAAATATAGTATATAATCTTTAGATGGAGGCAGGGCACCACCACATACCCCCTGTCTCCTTTTAAGGATTATTTATGAGTTTAGGATTTGACGCAATATCAGCATTACCATTTGCTACATCGGGACCCGATTCAGATGTAAATGTTTCAGTAACTGGCAACCAGGTAACCATTAGTATTGGAAGTGCTGGAGTTATTGCAGACTCTGTCACAGAAAATTTAACGCCAAGTCAGGTAACTTTAGGTCTTGGAACTTTAAGTATTACAGCTGATGCTAATCATACGCTTACAGGATCTCAAGTAACTTTAAATATAGGTAATTTTACCGTTAGCACATCTGTTGATGTTTTACCATCAGGTGTTGACTTGACCTTAGCCACAGGTAATGTTACAATAACTGCTGACGCAAATATAAGTCCTACAGGTTCTCAATTAACATTAGATACAGTAGAACCAGGAGTTATTACGTGGAATGATATAGTACCAGGAGCAACAATGGTTTGGACACCAATAAAACCGTATTAATATGGCATCAACATTTTCATCAGATTTATCATTAGAACTCGTAGCAACAGGTGAGAAAGCTGGTCTATGGGGAGCAATCACAAATACTAATTTACAATTATTACAACAGGCGGTATCGGGTTATGTAGAGGTAACTTTAAGTTCTGGTAATGTTGACCTAAGTTTAGCAGATGGATCGGCGACCGCGAATGGTAAGAATCTATATATAAAAGTTGTGGGAACTTTATCAGGTGATGCTACTTTAACAATGCCAGCATCTACAACAGGCGGTAATGCTAACAGAGTATTTTTTGTAGAGGATGGAACTACCAGAGGCGGAGCTGCGGACAGTCATACTATAAAATTATTAACAACAGGTCAAAGTGCATCTACACAGGTGCCTCTTCCAGAGGGTGCAACAGTTTTAGTTTATTCAAGAGGTAGTGTACCAGCAACAACATTAGGTATGTTACAAAAAGGATTTACAGAAGTAACAGCAGCTAGCAAAACAACATATACAGCTGTAGCTGGAGATCAGATCGGTGTAGACACAGTTGCAAACATTGTAACAATCACACTGCCAGCTTCACCTGCACAAGGTGATGAGGTAACAATAATGGATGTATCCGCATCAAATGGTTTTGGAACTAACAAATGTGTGGTTGCAAGAAACGGATCTAATATTCAAGGTGGCACATCTGATTTAGATTTAACTACAAACAATCAATGTGTTACATTAATTTTTACAACTGCTACAAAAGGCTGGCAAATAAAAACCAATAGCACATCATAGGAGTAAAACATGCCGCTTACTCAAATCAAGTTTGCTCCAGGAATTGACAAACAGGACACAAGTGTTGGTGCAGAAGGTCGTTGGGTCGACTCAGATAATGTAAGATTTAGATACGGTCTGCCAGAAAAGGTTGGTGGTTGGCAATCGTTATTATCTGACTCTATCGTTGGTGTTGCTAGAAAACAACACGCCTTTGTTGATACAGAGGGAAACAGATATGTTGCAATAGGAACAGATAAATTTTTACTTTTATATTTTGAGGGACAGCTTTTTGATATCACACCTTTTAGATGTAATAATGCTGGAGTTGTTGATACTCTAACAAGCTCAACACTAGCAACAAATAGCACATCAGTTAAAACCTGTACGATCACAACAACAAGTGATCATGATCTAGCTGTCGGAGATATTGTTGAATTATCATCTGTTACTCTACCAAGTGGCACAGGATTAAGTGCAAGTGATTTTGAAAATAAATTATTTCAAGTATTAACAGTTCCAACACCCACAACTTTTACAATCAATTCTTTAAATCAGGCAAGTGCCGTTGTATCAACAGGTGGTAGCATGACTGTTAAAGTTTATGAGACTGTGGGTCCTGCAGCACAGACGTATGGTTATGGTTTTGGTATTGGTAATTATGGTGGTACAATCACAGGTGCTTTACAGAACGATCTAGACGGAGCGTTGAGCGCGGATACAAATGGTAATAATGGTTCTGCTACACAAATTAGATTAACATCCACAACAGGTTTTCCAACAGCAGGAACAATAGCAGTTGGTAATGAATTAATAACATACACTGGAGTGGCAGGGGTTGAATTAACAGGTATAACTAGAGGTGCAGCAGGAACAGCAACCTTTGGCACATCAAACGGACAGGCTCACAGCGACGGCGCTGTGGTCACTAATGCCACAAATTTTTCTGGGTTTGGTAGTGCTGTTGAAGCATCATCGGTAACACTAGAACCAGGACTTTGGTCATTAAGTAATTTTGGTGAAGTATTAATTGCAACTATCGCAAATGGTAAAACATTTACATGGAACGCTGGTATCACAGCCAGACTCACAACGAGAGCATCCATGTTGACATCTGGTTTTGAGACAAGAATAGATGCAGCAACGGATAGTGGTAATCCAACTGCAACTAGAGTCACATTAATATCACCAACAACAAGACACTTGATTCATCTCGGAACAGAAGAAACTATCGGTACACCATCATCACAGGATGATATGTTTATAAGATTTTCTGAAGATGAGAACATAAATAAATATACACCACAGGCAACAAATACTGCAGGCACACAAAGATTACAGGATGGCACAAAGATTATGGGTGGTCTTGTTGCAAAAGAAAATATATTGATATGGACAGACAATGCTCTGTATACCATGAAGTTTGTTGGAGCTCCTTTTACATTTGGGTTTGAACAGGTGGGCACGAACTGCGGACTAATCGGTAAGAATGCAGCCATTGAGATCGATGGTGTTGCATACTGGATGGGTAACAACGGTTTCTTCTCTTTTGATGGTACGGTCAATACATTACCATGCTCTGTTGAGGATTTTGTTTATGATGATGCGGATACAACGAAAGGCCAACAGATAAATGCAGGTATCAATAATCTATTCACAGAAGTGATTTGGTGGTATCCGACATCAGGATCTGATTTTAACAATAGATATGTTGTCTATAATTATGGACAAGATAATGCAAGATTACCAATGGGTAATTGGTACACAGGCACAAATACAAATTCTATAAGAACTAGTTGGATAGACTCTTTAGTATATCCTAAACCATATGCAACTGCATACAACAGCGCTAACACAGGAACGTTTCCTCAGGTTATTGGTGAGACAGGTCTAGGTCAAACAGTATTCTTTGAACATGAGATAGGAACAGATCAGGTCAATCCAGATGGTAGCGTAACAACATTAACATCTTTTATACAATCATTTAGTTTCTCATTACAAAAAGATCAAAGTGAGGTATTTCTTGCAATGCGTAGATTTTTACCAAACTTTAAAGTATTGACAGGTAATAATCAGATAACATTAGCTATAAAAGATTTTCCTGCACAGGATGATCAAGAGACAACATTAAGTCCTTTTACAATTACAGCTAGCACAACAAAAGTTGACACCAGAGCAAGAGGAAGATATGCAAATATAAAGATAGAAAATACTGGTGTAAGTGAATCTTGGAGATTTGGAACATTTCAAGTAGATCTACAACCTGACGGAAGGAGAGGATAATGACAAAAGTAGTAGTAAGGTTACCAGAACCTAAAAAAGAATATAGTGAAGACAACCAAAGACAGATTAATAGAGCATTAACTACAATTATAGAACAGTTAAATTCTACATACTTAACACAACAGAAAGAAGACCAGGAAAGATTTACCTGGTTAGGATTAGGCTAATGGCAAATATATATAAAAACGATAAAGTAAGTTTAACAAATACAGATGTTACAACCTTGTATACGGTACCAGGTAATTCCAGAGCTATTGTAAAATCATTGCTAGCTTCAGAAGATGCTGGTAGTGCAGCAGTTGTAAAGGCAACCTTAACTAATGCAGCAGGGACAGCCTTTGTTATTGATAATAATGTTAGTCTTAGTGCTAATGAGAAAGAACAGATTTTAACCGAACCCTTGATTATGATGGAGAGTGAGATATTAAAGGTTCAGGCAACCAGTGGGGCGGTAGATGTCATCGCATCCATATTAGAAATTAACAGGGAGGATAGATAATGCCGTTTGTAGAAACAGAGGCCTCAGTTAGGTATGAGACAATCAATGGTAAAAGAGTGCCAGTAATTACACCTAAAACAGAGGTTACATTAACTAATACAGTGACAGGACAAGAGTATATGTCTGATGCAGAAGCTATGGCTGATGTGCAAAATCCAAGCACAGATACCAAGTCAGAACACATCAGAAGAGACGTAAATGTGACTGTAGAAGAGATAAAGATAGGCGCTGGCTTTAATATCAGCGATTGATTATTAGGAGAAAAACAAGTAAATTAGTAGATTATGCCAATTAAGAAGATAAAACGAACATTCAAAAAAATTACCAAGCCAATATCAAAGGTATTAAATAAAATAGTACCTAATGAAATAAAACCATTTTTACCTTTTGCGGCAGCAGCAGCACCATATTTGTTACCAGCTGGAATTGCAGGAGGTAGTGGGATTGGAGCTTTATTAAGAAGAGGTGCGTTAACAGGCGGTATTAATCTTGCATCACAATTAGCACAAGAGGGAAGTGAAGGAGATTTTTCTGGATTATCTTTAGGACTAGCTGGATTACAAGGGGCACTTACAGCACCAGGCGCGGCAGAAACTTTAAGAGCAGGACAAACTATAAAAGGAACTCCTTTTGCTGATGTCGCTGTTGAATCAGCAGATGCAACTTTAACTGGTGGTGGTGTATTAGAAAGTGCAAAAAATATTGGATTAGAAGGTTTAGCAACAGGTGCTGAAAAAATAAGTGGCATCATGTCAGCAGCCAAAGATGACCCAATTAGTATGGCTGGACTAAAAGCAGCCTCACTTCCATTCACACAAGGATCAATAGATGCAGGTATAGCCACAGCTAGGAGAGCTTTGAAAGACTATGAAGATGAATTAGCAGAATACGAAAGAACAACAGGAGAAGCACAGACAGCCTCTGATGCAGCTAGAAGATCAGCGATTATTGCAGCAATGACAGCAGGACAACACTCACAGGATGTTATTGATGAAACATTATCATTATTAGGACTAAAAGATGGAGGTGTTGTAAAAATGAAAGATGGTGGTATAATGGATCTTGGCGGTAAAGAAATGGATCTACGAGGTGGTGGATTCGTGCCAATAGGTAAAAAAGAGAGAGCGGACGACGTCCCTGCAAGATTAAGCAAAAACGAATTTGTAATGACAGCCGATGCTGTAAGAGCAGCAGGTGGTGGAGATATTAATGAAGGTGCAAGAAGAATGTACGAAACAATGAACAGATTAGAGGCAAGAGCGTAATGGCTGAAACAACTACGATAACACGACCGGCACCGGTACTAGAAGCATCACTAACTAATTTTTTAAAAGCAATAGATCCTTTAGTTGGTCAAAAACTTAATGTAGGTGCATTCGCACCACAGATTGCAGCAGAATCACAATTACAACAAGATGCGAGAACTGCAGCGGCAGGATTAGGATCACTCACAGGTCCAGATGCTTTCAAACCTTTTATGTCACCTTATCAACAAGAGGTGATCGATACAACTCTAACAGAATTTGACAGACAACAGGCTATCGCAGACACAGCAAGACGTGATGCAGCGATAAGAGCCGGAGCTTTTGGAGGTGGTAGAGAAGGTGTACTAGCAGCCGAAGCAGCAAGAGGAGCAGCACAAAGCAGAGCAGGACTACAAGCACAACTATTAGCACAAGGATTTCAACAAGCACAAGCGGCAGCAGCACAAGACTTGGCAGCGAGACAAGGTTTAGGCACTTACCAAACACAATTAGGTCAAGCAGGTCAAGCACAACAACAAGCAATCTTAGATGCAGCAGCAGCTGGCGCAAGAGAAGCAGAATTCGAACCGTTCACTAGATTAGGTTTAGTTGGTCAACAACTTGCACAGGTACAACCTGGTGCATTCCCGACTCAAACAGTCGGATATCAACCACCAGCACCACCAGTCAGTCCATTACAGACCGCATTAGGTGTTGGAACTGGTCTTGCTAGTATTGGTTCTAAACTAGGAATATTTGGCTAATGAGTAGAATTTTAAGAAGACCGATGTTTAGAGGTGGACCGGTAGACAGCCGTGGCACGGGGATTACGTCTGGATTAGGTTATGAAAATGGTGGTAGAGTTGGATATCAAAACGCTGGATTTGTAACTGGTCAACAAATTATAGATGCAAATAGAAATAATCCTTTTTTTCAAACTAATACTTTAAATCCTAGATCTAGATTTACATTAGGACAAAGCAGAGGTGGTTTAGATAATTTAATTAGAGCTACTATGTTTGATACAGAGCAGTTTCCTCTTGTTGGTAAAGAAACTGGTTTATCTAAGACAGCGTCTTTAACAGATCTTTACGAAGCTCAAACAGATGATGATGCAGAAGGTTTATTAGCAAGCGTAAATCTTACAGATTTACCAAGAGTAAAAACAAAAGCAAAAGCTAGTGAAGGTGAAATTGAAATTGAAGAAAAAGACGATGATCCTAAAACTGAAATAATAGACAACTCACCAACAACAGTCCCCACACCTAAAGGTGATGATGACGAACCAGAGGTAACCATGACTGATCTTGAAAAAGCTTTAGGATTAGATAGAGCTAGACAAGAGTATGCAGCGGACGCATTAGCTGCAGCATCAAAAGCATTCTTTGAGGGCAAAGGTTTTGGTGCGATAGCAGACGCAGCAGCTGTTAAGAGTAAAGCACCAGATATCAAGAGACTTGCAGGACTTGAAGAGTTTAAAGCTAAAAAAGCAGCAGAACTTTTTAAATTAAAAGACAAGAAAAAACAGTTTGCTCCAGGTAATGTGCAAAAAACTGTAGATTATTTAGTAGGTCAAGGAATGGATAAAGACGAAGCCATTAAAAGAGCTACAAAACAATCAGGAACTTTTGCTGAAGAGTTAAGTAAAAACTCTGTTGGTGGAACTATATTATCACAAGGTTTTGCACTAGCGGCAGAAACATTTTATGGAGATAGTTACAAAGGAGATGTTACAGCGGTTAAAGTTATTAACGCAGATAAATCAACTAGTTTACCAGACGGTATTTATAGTGATAAAGACAATAAATTAATATTTGAAGTTAAAGATAAAAAAGTAGTTTTCGACAGAAGTTATAGTTAGGAGGTCACATGGCTAGTTTAGATGAACTTCTATCACCCAAAACAGAATCAACAACAATCACACCAGAGGATAACAATGAAGTAAGCACAATTGCTTCTATCTTTGCAGGTATTGGATCTGGTTTAATTGACATACCAAAAGGTTTATTCTCACTAGGTGCAAGTATCTATGATCTAACAAATGATACTAACAAAGCAGCAGAGATAGAAAAATACTTTGACGATCTTACAAATCTGGATGAGATGGCAGAGGCCACAGCTGCAGGTAAGATTACAAAACTATTAACAAATGTTGGTCTCCCTGGCGGTGTTGCGTTTAAAGCTGGAACAAGTCTAGCAGGTAAGGCAGTACAGGCCAAAAAAGCTGGTAACTATTTTAAAGTAACAGGATCAAGTGGTAAGGCATTACGTAATGCTGCAAACACAGCAGATCAACTAAATAGAAAAGGTAAGACTGCAAAATTTATTGGTGG